GAGGAAAATACACTTTCTACTTCTTTTGCTGATGATGATTCAATTACAATTATTATTGATTTCGAAAAAGTTCCAGATAAAGAAAATGATGTAATCTATGAGTTATTTGATACATCCACCGGTAAAAAGATGACAGTCGGTAAAAAGGAATTTTCAGAATTAGAAAAAATTAAAGTTGAAGGAAAGAAGTATCTACTAAAAGATGGAATTCCAGTTTCTATTTTACAAAAAAGGAAGACCGATAAGTATAAAATAAAAAAAAGACAGATAGCAGGAGATTTTGTTCTAGACGAAACTGATTTTCCAAGCAAGCGATGTCCTTTAATATTCTTAGACCAAGATAGTTATCATACTAAAAATGGACAACAGAGAATAAGATCATTCTTTGAAAATGTTAGAGATTCTCAAAAGTATTTGAATTATCTTCGTACTCAAGCCGCTCATATTCTGAAAGTTTCAAGATATGATCAATTTATGGGGCCTAGAAAATGTTTTGCAGCTGCTGATACTCAGCAGATTTGGAAAGACCCATCGGTAATTCAAGGTGCTTTAATATATGATGAAACTACTACTGGCGATAAGCCAACACAAATAATACCTCCCGAATTATCTCAATCCTTAATACAACAATTCCAACAATGTCTAATGGATATAAAGTCTGGATGTGGAATATATGATACTCAACTTGGTGAAAGTGGTAATGAGATATCGGGTTCAGCAATAGCTAAAAGGAATAGAGGAAGCAGCAAAACTACTCAGACTCCTAAGACTAAGCTGGAAAGAGCAGTAGCTACATTAGGGGAAATCGTTAATGAAATGATTCCTAGTATTTATGATACCGAAAGAGATTTAGTACTTCCGATGCCAGACTCTCAGGAACAGAAAATAACTATCAATAAGCCTATGGATGAATATGGGTTACAAATTCAAAATGATATGAGCCATGGAAAATATAAGATTCGCTTAAAACCTGGATTAAGTTTTGAAGGTCAAAAGGAAGAAGCGTTGGAATCTCTCCAATTGGTAATGAACAATGATAAGTCAGGTAATGCATTTAATTTATTAGGTGATCTATACGCTGAAAATTTACCACTTGACAATAATATGGAAATTAGAAATAGGCTTAGAACGGTTGTTCCACCTGATGTTATTGAAGCTGGAAAGACGGGTAAACCATTGCCTCCAAAACCCCCACAACCATCCCCAGAAATGTTAATGCTTCAATTGAAACAACAAGAATTACAAATTAAAACTGAACAAGTTCAAAAGGAATCTCAAAGAAAGATGCAAGAATTAGAAATTAAGAAAGCTGAAATTCAACGTAAAGCTATAGAAACTCATCAAGATATGACGCTTGCATGGGAGAAATTAGAAGCTGAAAAACAAGAGGTAGCCTCTGAATTACAAGAAGCATTACTTAGATTTAAATCAGAAGGGGATAGAACTCAGGCTTCTATAGAAATAAGCAATTCACATAATCTAATAAAACTGTTAACTCATACCCATAAACAACATTCTAAACAACAAGGATAAATAATATGCCGGAAGCAAACAATATTGATTCATTATTAGCATCTTCATCTTCAGATAAATCTATTCCAGATGACTCTTTTATAATCTCAAAAGAACCAGTGCCGGAATCAGTACCTGATTCTCCAGATGAAATGATAGAAGAAAACAATCAAACTGAATCCGATCAAGAAGAGACTATTTCAGAGGAATCGAATTCTACCGAAAATCAGACGAAAGATTCGACTATTGATGAATATGGTAACCCAATTGGAAAGCAGAAATTATATACTGAAGAAGAAGTTCAAAAAAAGATTAAGGAAAGATTGTCGAGAGGTAGATATGCCAAAGAGCAACCAAGCCAACAACAGGTTCAACAGGCCGCTCAAGATTTCCAATCTGATCCAAATAGTGAAGAATCTTGGGAAATTCAGTTAGAATCATTTGTAGAAAAGACTCTTGAAAAGAGACAAGCTAAACTGGAAGAACAGCAATGGCGTGAAAAAGAAACTATTAAGCATATGGAGTTTGAAGAAAAATTTACGACAGGGATGTCTAGATATTCAGATTTTAAAGAAACTATTTCAAAAATGCCTATTACAGATTCCATGATAATGGCTACGAGAGCCCTGGATAATCCTGCGGCATTTTTGTATGGAGCAAGTAAATTACATTCAAAAGAATTGCATAGAATATCTCAAATTGACGATAAAAGTTCTCAAGCATTTGAAATTGGTCGTTTGCATGAAAGAATGATAAAAGAACGTAAATCAATAAGTTCGGCTCCCAAGCCTTTGGAAGTTCCAAAAGGAGATGTTGGACAGAAATATAATGCGATTCCTTCTATTGATCAAAGGATTCAAGAGCATGCAAAGAGAAAATCTACCCGATAATTCATGTTATTCTGAGGAATGCCCATATAGGAAGCCTCATAAGCATGTAACAACTAACAATGGATCGTATATTCAGTATATAATTGAAAAACCCGACTACCGAAAGGAGATTAAAAATGCCAATTCCAGCAGACAATGGGAATCCTAACTTAGAGAAAGAACAGCAAGAAAAACGTATTTCAGAAGTCGCAAATACGGGAGCTTATGTTCAGAAGGAAGTAAAAATGAATAGACAAACGCCTAAAGAAAAATGTATTTTTGGAGAAATTTAATGGAAAATTCATTTGAAGATGAACATGGGATTGGGGCTCCAAAAAAGAAAAAAATGCCAAATAAAAGGAAGAAACGAATTAATGGAGATATAGTATGAAAAAATCAGGTATTGATTATGATGAATGCTGTTATGAAGAAATGACCAAATCCATTGGTGGTCAGAGCCAGCCATCCGAATGTTATGATGAGCCTATGAGAAATAATTATGAAAATTCAAAAAAGAATGATTTTGATCAGTCTGATATGAAAGGGAAATAATGAATAAGATAGATAAAATATTAAATGATGATGAATCTATATCAGATTATTCAAAAGATGTTCTAAGAAATCATATAGATTTCATAAAAGAAACATATCCTAGGATGCTTGAAAGAGTAAATAATATTGAAAAAGAATTGGAAGAAATAAGATATTCTATTGATGTTTATTTAAGAGAAAAAGATCGTTATTTTGATCAATTTAATCAATATAAAGGAAAAATTAAAAGAATTGAACAATTTTTAATTAATAATGGACTAATTAATTTATTAAAAGGGGTAAATGAGAATGGAGAATGAATACAATCAATCCGAAGTAGCTTATCAAAATTCTCCTAAAGAAGTTAATTATAAACGTGAAATGCCTAAATCAAAACAATTTCCTGGTGATAAAATGCCTCAATCGTCAGGATCAAATAGAATAGAGTCTATTTCAATTAAAAATAATTGGAGGCATAAAGAGTATAGATGACAAATAAAAATATAATAAAAGATTCAGAATATAATGAAATGCTTTCCTGGATTAATTCAATCAGCGAAGAAGATTATAATAAAAATTCAGATGATTATAATAAAAGTTTTTATTTAATTATTAAGAATCTTCCTGATACAATAAACCTCATTTATGACGGTATAGAGAATTTATTTAATTACATGGATCAAATTAACAAAAAACTGAAAAAATTGGAGGAAAAATTAATGCCATTAGTAAAAGGTAAAGCGGCTAAAACCAAAGCGGGAATGAAAAAGAATATTAAAACTGAAATTAAAAGTGGAAAGCCACAGAAGCAAGCAGTGGCCATTGCTTATAGCGAAGCAGGAAAATCTAAGAAGAAGCCAAAGGCTTCAGACCCTGCTCCAAAAAAGCGTGGTAGACCACGAAAGGAAGAATCTATGTCTAAACCCGTCAAGAAGAAAATGGCTGATAAAAAAGTTAAAAAGAAGAAATGACCAAATCGGAAGCATTCATAATTTGGCTTGATGGATTTCTTAGCATTCCATATTTATCAGAACTTAAAGAATCTGATGAACATTATGTTGAATTTAATATAATCAGATCAAAACTTAAAGAAGCATTGTCTTACGAATTGAACTGTTAAGGAAGTCTTGATAGTTCAATTATGATCACAATTATTTAAAATGTTTCGCAAATGGTTCAATTGGATTACTTTTCTTATCTTTAGGTTCTAATACAATATTCTGTATAACTTCATTGTCATCAACATTTACATGAGCTAACATTAAATCTCCTCGATTTAATTTATTCCACATTTCTTTGAATTTAATTTGTTCTGACAATGACATATTCTTCCATAGAAATTGGGCCTGTTGATCACTCATTTTTGGTTGTATAGTCATCTGATTATCCTTAAATTAATGTCCAAATGTAATTATGAGAAATCATAGTTACATTAAAGTTATTTTCCGTAATTATATTTAATAATAAAAAGGTATTATAAATGAAAAATAGTCAAATGTGCATGATTTTGGGAAATCATTGGCTAATGGTTTATTTTATTATTATGAATATGGATAAACCGAAACCATTATTTTTATTTTTAAGTATACTTATATCTATTGGTTTGACTACATTAGGTCATAAAATTATTAAGTATGAATTTTGATACAGTAAAACGTAATACGTAATATTACGAAATAAGTTATCCGGAAATTCCGGATAACTTGATTTTTTTAACTAACTATAATACCTGTTATCGATAGTGAGGATAAAATGATTGAAAATAAGGAAGATAGAAATATTAACGATGCTATAACTGATGCTGGTATGGATGCTATTCAACTTATTAAAAAAATACCAGAGGCTATTTTATGTCTCAATGAAATGAACATAACAGGCCCATTAATCTGGATTGCTTTTGAAGATTATTGTGGAAAAGATTTGGAAAAGTTTATTCAATATTCAATTAATAAAGATCAAGAAATGATTGATTTCGTGTTTAATAATTGTTAATAACAAAAGTGACACGAACAAAAGTGACACGAACACTTTTGTTCGTGTCACTAAAATTTAAAAATAGTTGACCTTATTAATGAATAAGGGCATAATTTACTCAAGTGCGTAGTTAAAGGCATTCCCACTTATGCCATAAATGGTGTGATGTTTATCGTCGCCACCGGACAAAAAAAGGTTATCCCGATAGGGATTGATTAATTTTTGTCTTTTGGAGACATGGACATGTCGTCTACGACTAACACATTTCAAACTACGCAATATATTCTTGATGAAACATTCATTCGATTTATTAATTACCTAAATTATGCAAAAGTAGCAAATCGTAACCTTGAAGGAGACTTTAAAGGCCTTAAGTATGCTACTGGTCAAACTATTAACTATCGTTTAGAAGAACGATATCTAGGTGGTCAAGGCGCAACAGCTACTTCCGAAGCTCGAGTTCAAGTTGTTCGTCCTCTTACGATTGATACTCAATTTCATACCATGGTTGAATTCTCTGGTA